ACAGGAAGGGATGAAATTCTCGCCGCTGTCGATGAGCAATGTAGATGCGGAGCTGATTGCGAGCCGAAAACTGTCGGCGGTGGACATCGCGCGCATCTATAAAGTGCCCGCGCATATGGTCAACGAACTGGACCGCGCGACCTTCTCGAATATCGAGCATCAGGCGATTCAGTTTGTCGTGTATACCTTGCTGCCGTGGCTCAAACGCCACGAGCAGGCGATGCGGCGGGATTTGCTTAACCCTGAAGAGCGCCGCACCCACACCATCGAATTCAACGTCTCCGGCCTATTGCGCGGCGATCAGAAATCCCGCTTCGAGGCGTATGCAATGGGCCGTCAGTGGGGCTGGCTGTCGGTGAACGACATCCGACGACTGGAGAATCTGCCGCCCATCGTCGGTGGCGATACCTATTTGCAACCCCTGAATATGCAGGCGGTGGGGGATGTATCCGCGCCGCCGCCCAATCCTGCTGAATAAATGACCGCATACCTGACCACTCCTAGAGCCGATACGCCTGACCTGGCCGACACCGCCGCGTTTAGCAATCTTGCCAAACGGCCACCACAGGTGCCTACGATGCCTACGGGTCTTGCCGTGATCCAAATTACCGGCTGGCTGAGTGCGCGCACTTCTCCGCTAGAAGCGTGGGGATGGGTGACCAGCTACGAGCGCCTGCATGCGCAGCTCCATCAGGCGCTGTCGGACTCCGAAGTTCAGCACATCGTGCTGGACATCGACAGCGCAGGAGGAAGCGCGACGGGCGCTTTCGAGCTGGCCGATGCTCTTTTTGCCGCGCGCGCGGTCAAACCCATCACGGCACTTGCGCATTTCACTGCCTGCTCCGGCGCGTATCTGCTAGCGTCCGCCGCCAGCCGAATCGTCGTCAGCCAAACCTCGGCGGTGGGCTCCATCGGCGTGCGGGCTGATCACGTGGATTGGTCTCGGCGCAACAAGCGGGAAGGCATCCAGGTCACCACCGTCTCGGCGGGTGCACACAAAAACGATCTGACGCCCCATGAGCCAATTTCCGAGCAATCGCGCGCGACGCTCACCCATCAGGTGCAAAGCCTCTATCAACTGTTCGTCAGCGCCGTCGCCCGGTATCGCAGCGGCCTGACGGAACAGGCCGTACGGGAAACCGAAGCTGCCGTCTACGTCGGACAGGAAGCGATGGCGCAGGGCTTGGCTGACGAACTGGCCGCCCCGCAAACGGTGATCGACCAGCTGGCTGCGGAAGTCGGAGCAACGTCTGGACAACGGCTGGCAGCGCCTCTGTCCCGGCGCGTCCGGTATCAGGCCCGCGCGATGCAGCTGCGAGCGACGCTGTAGACCCTTGCACGATTTTTCAGACAGTGTCTGAAAAATCGCCCCCTCTGTTTTTTAGTCAGGCTGCCTGCGGGCGGCCTTTTTCTTTCTGGAGTCAAGCAGATGACCTTATCTCAAACCGATGCTGTGCAAATGGATATCAACACCCTGCGCGCGGAACGCGCCCGCATCAATGACGCGGTGCAAACGCTTGCCAACATCGAAGCCGAGGGCGGCGCGCTCAGCGATGAACAGGCGCAGGAATTTGACACCCTGCAAGCTGAGTTCAACACGCTGACTGAACGCATCCATCGCACTGAGGCCGCCGAGCGGATGGCAGCCGCGAGCGCGCAGCCAGTCGATCCCACGCCGGATTTGACACCGAGCAGTGCAAAGCCTACTGCCTGGCCCGCGCAAGCCAAGACGTCCGATGTGAAGGGCGGCCCGGTCGCGCGGATGGTGCGCGCGCTGGTGGCCGCGCAAGGCAATCCTCAGCTTGCCGCGAAACTGGCGATGGAGCGCGGCTTTGGCGAAGACGTGGCAATGGCGCTGACCCAGACCGAACCCGGGGCGGGCGGGGTGCTGGTGCCGTCGAATCTGTCCGCCGAGATTATCGAATTGCTGCGCCCGAAAGCGGTGGTGCGCAGTCTGGGGACGCGCTCGCTGCCTTTATCGAACGGCAATCTGATTATTCCACGGCTGCGGGGCGGCGCGATTGTTGGCTACATCGGCTTCGATACCGATGCACCGGCGACCCAACCCCAATTCGATGATCTGCGCTTATCCAGCAAGAAAATGGCCGCATTGGTGCCGATCAGCAACGATCTCCTGGCCTATGCGGGTGTACAGCCCAGCGTCGATCAGGTGGTCGCAGAAGATTTGACCCAGGCCATCGCACTACGCGAAGACAAAGCCTTTATCCGCGACGACGGCTCGGCCAACACCCCGAAGGGCCTGCGCCACTGGTGCCTGCCGACGCATCTGTTTACCGCCGGCGCGGGCCAAAGCCTGCAAGACATCGAAAACGATCTGAATCGGCTGATTCTGGCGCTGGAAAACGCCAACGCGAATATGACAAGTCCCGGCTGGATTTGCGCGCCGCGCACCTTCCGCTTCCTCGAAGGACTGCGCGACGGCACCGGCAACAAGGCGTATCCCGAATTAGCAGGCGGTCTGCTCAAAGGCTATGCGATTCGGAAAACCACGCAAATCCCTATCGATCTCGCCAACGATCAATACGACGACCTCAGCGAGCTGTACTTCTGCGATTTCGGTGACTGCTTCATTGGCGAGGACGAGCAGTTACTCATCGACTATTCCAAGGAAGCGACCTATCGGGATTCAGGCAGCCATGTGGTGAGCGCCTTTCAGCGGGATCAGACCTTGGTTCGGGTGATCGCCAAGCACGACTTCGGGCCCCGGCATCAGGAGTCCATTGCGGTGATGAGCGGCCTGCGGTGGGGGGTCTGAATGTGAAAGAGGAAAAGCCTATGAACACCATCCTGATTCAGTTTCTGCGCCCGTGGTCGGTCTATACCGCGGGCGACTGTGTTGCGTTTGATGAGACGCGCGCCCGATCTTTGATCGATAGCGGCATCGCCCAGCGGCGCTTGTCCGCCCCGCCAGAAGAACCCAAGGACAAGTTGCCTGCGAAAGACCCAAAAGAGCCGAAAAAACCCGCTGACTCTAAAAGTAAATCCCCCACCTCGGAGACGACGCCATGAGTATCACGCTGATTGAGTATCTGGGCGAGGAGCCGCTGCGCTTTGAGGACGTCGCCGCGCAATGTCGGCTCGACGGCGAAGCGGAACGGGCCTTCATCGAGTCCACCCTGATTCCGGCGGCCCGACAGCTCGCCGAGCAGAAAACAGGGGCGGCGATTCGCCCCGCGCGTTATCAGGAGACCTTCCCGTGGTTTCCTGCGACGCTGAGCCTCCCGTTAGGGTTGGGTCAAGTCACGAAAGTCGAACAGCTGCGCTATCGCTCTGTTTTAAATGGCGAGCTCGTGTGGGATCCGGCCGCGTATCGGCTGCACTACGGCAGTCGGACGTCCTGGGTGGAACCCGTCGACCAATGGCCCGTGACGGCGCGCAGCACGGAGGCCGTGTGCATCGAATATCGGGCTGGACTCGATCTTGCGCACCGCCCCTCGGTCAAGCAGTGGCTGCTCTTGGCCTGCGCCTGGTTGTTCGAACAGCGGGAGCTCTACTTGGTGAATCAAGCGCAGCCGATGCCGGATGCCTTTGCCGACACACTGCTCGCTGATATTACGGTGCTGCCCCGATTTTAGCGATGCGTGCTGGACGATTGCGCTGCCGCATCACGCTGGAACGCCCTACGGAGACCTCCTCGCCCAGTGGCTCGGTTACCCCAAGCTGGCAGCCGGTCGGTGACTTCTGGGCAGCAGTCGAGCCCATACGAGGACGCGAGTACTTCAGCGCCAACCAGATTCGAATTGATGTCGACGTCAAGATCACGCTGCGCACTCCACGAAATGTCGAAATTACACCGCATCTGCGCGTGTGGCACGGCAAAACGCTGTACCGCATTCAAAGCGTCATCGATGTGAAAAGCGCCCATCGGACGCTGGAGCTGATGTGCAAGACGAACGCGGCCCGCGAGGGTCGATAAAACGGGCTGCTCTGCCCTCCAAGAAACCCGGCCGTCACCCCCCACATCCATCCCGTTTCCTGATGGGTATTACTGATGAGGAACTTGCTATGAACGTTCTACGAAAAACACAGTCTACGGTTTGTCTTACGCCGGATGTGGCATTGCCCGTGATCACCTACCGCAATCAGCCGGTGATCACCTTGGCGATGATAGATAAAGTGCATCAGCGACCAGAAGAAACAGCGGGTCGTAATTTCAGAGCACACCGTGACAAGCTGATTGAAGGCGAGGATTACTTCAAGGTTTGTGCCGACGAAATTCGTCGACGCAACATTCTGCCGCTTTCGTCCAAAGCACACGAGGCTATTTTACTTTTCGCCGAAACCGGCTATCTCATGCTGGTCAAGTCTTTTCAAGATGACCTGGCCTGGAAGATTCAGCGACAACTCGTCAAAACCTATTTCCGTGCAATCAAAGGCGATGTCACCCTGGCCGATGAGATTGCAGACCGCGCATCGCTCAAAGACCAACAGTGGCTCGCCGCGCGTATGCAAGGCAAGGTCAAGCGCCGTGCGTTAACCGACACGCTCCAAGAGCACGGCGTCAAGCATTGGGGCTACGCCCGATGCACGAATGCGCTCTACAAAGGCGCGCTCGGCGGTGACAAGCCCGCCCTATGCGCCCGAAAAGGGCTGCCTTCCCATAATAAAAACCTGCGGGAGGTCATGTCCCTGGACGAGTTGATCACCACCCAAATGGCGGAACTTGTCGCCAGAGTCCAGATTGAAAAACGCGATCTCCACGGCAACGCCCCCTGTGCAGCGGAATGTGAACAGTCAGGCCAGAAAGTCGCCGCGTTGTTGCGGTAAGAAGCGGACATGACCGGATAAGTGACTGGGCGAGGGAAGCCGGCGCACCGTTCATTGATTTTGTCGCGGAACAGCTAAATACCCGCAGAACGGGTATTTACCAATTGAGGTCACGCCTCAACTGTGCGTGCGGCACAGCAAAACGCCGTACCGCATTCAGAGCGTCATCGATGTGCAGAGTGCGCACCGGACGCTGGAATTGATGTGCAAAACGAACGCGGCCCGTGAGGGTCACTAAACCTCTATCCACCCAAGCCGGATTTAAACAGAGGCCGTTTGGTCAGCCCATGAAAAAAGGGCTGCCCAGGCGGCCTTTTTCTTTCAGTCAAAGCCAACCCATGAGGAGGGTATTCGAGATGAGCCCATTACAAACCCGCTACCCCGTGCACAGAAGAGGGAAAGAAACGGTTCATGTGCTGCTGGAAGCCATGACCGCAGAAGAACTGAACCAGAACATCGCGCGGTGGCGCAAAGCCGCTGATGCCAAGCGAGCGCGCGCCGATGAGCTACAGGCCCATGCAGAGGCGTTACTGGCTTACCGGCAGCAAAAATTTCCAGAGTCAGAGCAAGGCCAATAGAGGAACGGAGGAACCGAATATGAAAGCACTGATCACGATTGATGACATCCAGATTCGCCAAGACGCAGAAGGGCGATACTGCCTGAATGATTTGCATCGGGCAGCCGGTGGAGAAGAAAAACATAAGCCGGCTAACTTTCTGAGGCTGGATACCACACGGGCTTTGATAGAGCAAATAAATTGCTCAGATGTGAGCAATTTAGAAGCCGCATCAGGATGTTTCTCAGAAGTGAGAAACAAAGCGGTGAGCATTATTCAAGGAAAGGGCAAGCGCCAAGGCACCTACGTTTGCAAGGAACTGGTCTACAGCTACGCGATGTGGATCAGTCCCGCTTTCCATCTGAAAGTGATCCGCACCTTTGATGCACTGGTCACAGGTCAGTTCAAGCCAGAGCTTTCCCCTATCCAGACCATTATCGCGNCCACCAANCTTTNCCAGCCATTCTTCAGAGTGGCCCGTTTGATCGGCTGNGNCAAGAATGCGGCGGCCATCAGCGCCAACCAGGCGACCATTAAACACACTGCCATCAACCTCTTATCTGATTTAGGTCAAACTCATTTAAGGGCTGAGAACCAAACCGGCAAAAGTTATTGCCCCAGAGATTTAGGCCAGTTCATCGGCTTAACCGCTCAAAAAGTCAACATGCTTTTAGAAGCTCAAGGATTACAAGCAAGAGATGCCCTCGGCGAATGGCAACCCACCGAGAAAGCCCAAGGTCTGTATGAATGGGTCGATACCGGCCACCGGCACAACACGGGTACGCCGGTTAAGCAACTGAAGTGGTTTAAGACGGTTCTCGCGCAGACGGGTGAATCCCCGCCTCAGGCACCGACACCTGTCATCGCAGCAAAACCTGTCCAGATAGCGACCCCTTAAGTCTTCAAGAGGAGTTCAATCATGACCGAAGCATTTAATATAGACCAAGCCACCTCAGTACTGTTCTCGACTTTAGGACTGGGTCCAACCGAACGGGAGCTGTTAGGCGCACTCTTCCAGTGTGTAACGTGGGAAGAGGAGGCCCTGTGCGGTTACTTCGAAGATATCGGCAGCGATGCCTCAACCGGTCTGGCTTGCGATGAGGACGCTACCCCAGGGGACGCGCTGCTCGCTTGGCTTAATCTGGGAAAACGCGGTTTTGTGGAACGTATTGGAGACAGCAACCGCTTTTTAATCCATCACGAGCGACTGATGTTTCGGGTCATCACAGAGGCAAAACCAATCAAAAAGCCCGTACTGACAGTGATGAAATAAGGTTCATGATTGAGATGAGAGACCCCCAATGGCCGCTCAAACCGTTGTCAAAATCGAAGGCTTAACCGAACTCGGCCTCGCAATTCGGGCGCTAGACCGCCGCCTGCAGAGCAACATCGGGCGTTCTGCGGTGATGGCCGGCGCGCGGGTGATTGCCAAAGACGCCAGAGCCAGAGCGCCCGTACTGGCCGCGCCGACGCCTCAGAGGAAGCCCGGCACGCTGAAAAAGAACATCCGCGCCAAGGCGGTGCGTTCAAATCAGACGGGCCGATGGGAGGCGGTCGTCGGCGTGCGCGCCTTAAGCAGCAAAAAGCTCATGGCCTTCAAGGCGCAGACAGGAAAATCCGGTCAGTCTAATCCCGACGATCCCTTCTACTGGCGCTTTGTCGAGTTCGGCACGGTCAAGATGGCGGCCCGGCCCTTTCTGCGGCCTGCGTTCGAGGCCACAAAACAGGCCGCCGCCAACGCGATCAAAGCGCAATTGGCTAAACGCATCGAACAGGCCGCGAAGCAAGTGCGGCGGTGAGCATCGAAACCCGTATTTTCAATGCGCTGGGGCCTTTAGTCGACAACCGCTGCTATCCGTGTCACCATCGGATGTAAATTGACACAGGTCAGCGATTGAAAATGGATACACCGAGTTGAGAAG